CCGCTGATCTCCTATCCGTGATCGACCGCCTTGACTCTGGTGGACTGAACCCAGAAGCCCTGGAAAACATTAGGACTTCCGCCGCCGCGCTAGGTTCGCTGATCTCAAACCTGCCTCTACCGTTCATGGAGCCGGGTGCCAAGGTTCGCTACAGCGACCTGCCACCCGTACTCAAGGACATGATGGAGGACATGATTGACCGGGTGGAGAAGAAGATCGGCAAGGAAGACGCCGACGTCGCCACCAAGAACCTTAAGAGCTTCATGTCCGGCGGAGATGTATACTCGCAGAGCGAGGTCTCGTCGGAAATGAGCACCATGCTGCGACTATTGACGTAGTCGTACCTTGGTATTATGAGACCTAGGCAAGTGCCTCCGCCTTTCGCGCGTGAGTCCCTTTCCTTGGACAGAAACCCGAGATGAGTCAAAAAGAGACTCATCATGAGCTGGCCCTAGGAGGGACAGTGGACCGTATCAAGCAAATGCTCGACACGATTGCTGATCTCGGCGACGAACAAGTCGCCGAGCTTCAGGCATCGATCGTTGCCGAGTTTGAAACGGTTGAGGGTATGGATCCAACCCCAGAGACAGTAGATGCTATGACCACTCTTGCTGATATGCTCGACACCGTGCGTGGCGAGGTAAAGCGTCGCGAGGCACAGGCTGAAGAGCTTACTGCCCGCGCCGCCGAAGCCGCCATGCGCGTCAAGGGCGATGAGGAAGAGGAAGTCATGGAGGAAGCTCCCGCCGTTGAGGTCGAGATCGAGGCTGAGGCCCCGGCTGAGTCCGATGACGACGAAGAGGAGTACAAGGCCCCCATGATGGAGGCATCTACAGCCACTGAGGAAGAGTCCGAACTTTCAACCACGACAACAACCGCCGAGGTAGTTGAGGAGGCCGAGGCCGCCGTTTCTGAGGAAACAGCAGCCGTCGAGACCGAGCCTGCCGCTGAAGCAAGCACACAAGAAATCACAGACGCTCCAGAAGTGGAGCAGGAAGGTCAGGAGGCATCAATGACTGCCGCCGCACAGGCTGCCCCGGTGACAATCACCGCGGGTGCCGACATCCCTGGGTACACAGCGGGTGGCGTGATGGCGGACTACAGCGAGATCGCTCGCGCCATGGAATCCCGTCTGCACGGCCTGCGCCGTGTCAAGGGTGGAGATGGCGAGCAGCACATCGTTGCGTCCATCACAACCAAGTACCCCGAGGCTCGCGTCCTCAACCAGGATACCGACTCGAACGTCGCCAAGATCAACGCAGTCGTTGATCCCCAGGCGATTATCGCGTCGGGTGGTCACAGCACCCCGTTCGAGGTCAAGTATGACATCTTCGGGTTCGGCTCGACCGATCGTCCGATCCGTGACGCACTCGTCCGCTTCCAGGCCGACCGTGGCGGTATCCGTTACATCCAGCCCCCGGTGCTTTCCAGCTATGGAAACGCCGTTGGTGTCTGGACGAACGCGACCGACACCAGCCCTGGTACCGACGTCAAGTCCAGCCTTACCGTAAGCGCCGCTACAGAGCTCACCGTCGCCACCGACGCCGTTACACTGCAGCTGCAGTTCGGTAACCTCATGACCCGTGCCTACCCAGAGCTCATCGCCCGTCACAACGAGCTCGCTCTGATCCAGCACGCCCGTGAGGCCGAGCAGTACCTCGCCAGCAAGCTCACCGCCGGCTCGATTGAAATCACAAGCACCAGCCTCATCGGCGTTGCTCGTGACTTCCTCGTGCAGGTCGGTCGCGCCGGCGCTGCCTACCGCAACCGTCACCGTCTCGACCCCTCCATGCCGCTGCGAGTCATCGCTCCGGCCTGGATGAAGGACGCGATGCGTGCCGACCTTGCGCTGGCAATGCCTGGTGACGGGACCATCGCCGCTTCCGATGCTGAGATCGAGGGCTACCTCGCGGCTCGTGGCGTGAACATCACGTTCTCGCACGACCTCGACGTCTTCGGTTCGCAGAGCGTTGGTGCGATGAACGAGTTCCCCGACACGTTCACGTGGTACATCTTCGCCGAGGGTACATTCCTGTTCCTCGACGGTGGTACACTCGACCTCGGTATCATCCGTGACTCGACACTCGTCGGCACCAACGACTACAAGATGTTCGTTGAGACCTTCGAGGGCGTCGCCAAGGTTGGCGTGGAGTCGCTCGCCGTCACCTCGACCATCTCGGTCAACGGTGTCGCCGCGGCCCTCCGCGACACGACCGGCGCTGCCACCGCTGCCGCCATCGAGTACTGATCCCAGTAGCATCGTCCAATGAGTTCGCTCCTCCGGGGTCTTCGGACCTCGGAGGAGCAACTCGGATGGTATTAAGATTTTAAGGATTCATCAAATGGCTTTTCCAAAGAACGGCGTAGTCGAGGCCCTGAAGATTGTTCCTGCCGACTACGGCCTATTCTCAGTTGCCAAGCCGGAGGATTCATCCAACGAGGATCGTTGGATTCGCGGCTTTGCGCAAGAGTGGGCGACCGACCTGTACGCCGCTACCAACTGGGACGCCACCGACACAACGTCGGACACAGTCGCGTCAAACGCGACTCCCACCTACTACACCGAGATCGACCCGTTCTTCGTCGAGCTCGAGGAGGTTATCTCAACCTTCAGCTTTCTTGGCCTCGATCGCATCGAGCGCATCAAGCTTCAACTTGAGGGAGTAACTCAGAAGGCCGTCGAGCAGGAGCTTTGGGACGGCGCGATCCGTAAGGGTGAGACTCACCCCAACCTGGCTCTTTCAAACTCCACTGCAACCGTGCTCAACAGCGGCACGGCGCTAAACGCCGCGCGGGCGCTCGCGCTTCTTGACTACAAGATCGGCGAGGCATCGCCCTGCGGAGAGCAGGGAGTCATTCACATGACACGCGACACTGCCGCGCTGCTCTCCAGCAGCTACATGATCTTTCACAAGGAAAACCACCTTCAAACCGTAAGTGGAACTCCGATTGTGATTGGCACCGGATATTCCGGCACAGGACCCACGGGTGCAACTGGAGCCACGGCTTCTGACACCAATAAGTGGATGTATGGTACAGGCGCCGTGAAGACCTACGTCGGCGAGATCGACGTGGTCAACGACAACCTGTCCCAGGCGTATGACGTAGATGGTAACCAGAATGACATGCGCCTCAAGGCAATCCGCCCCGCGGCAGTTTACTTTGATACATCGATCCACATTGCGGTTAGGGTAGACCTAAGCGCGGCAATCTAAGGAGAAAAGTTCCAATGTCAACCCAAGACTACGCAGCAAGCATTCAGGGAGTGTCAATTCGCGTGACACGTCTTGACGCCGCTGGGACGCTGCTCAACGATCCCGGCGACAGCTACACGACATCAGCGTTCATGCGCGTGTCGTTTACGCCGGAGTACGAGGAAGGCGACGAAATCGTGGAGAAGTCCGCGAACGGCACCATCTGCGTTTCGTACAAGGCACCCGACACCATGAAGCGCGTGACCATGGAGCTCGCGATCTGCGAGCCCGACCCGGAGCTCAGCCAGCTCCTGTCGGGCGGTCTCCTGCTTCGCAAAAACCTCGGCACCTTCGCCGCGCCTGACCGCAAGAGCATCGGCTGGGCCGCCCCCGCGGTTGGCGATGACCCGGCCGGTAACGGCGTAGCCATCGAGGTTTGGTCGTTCGCCGTCAAGGACGGCAAGCGTGCCGCGACACTTCCCTACTTCCACTGGGTCTTCCCCTTCTGCCGTCTTCGTCAGTCGGGCGATCGCGTGATTGAGAACGGAATGCTTGCGAGCACCTTCGAGGGCTACAGCCTCGGAAACGTCACATTCAACAACGGCCTTGACGATCGCTGGGAGTTCCCGGTGGCCACCGAGCGTCCGTACTCGTACGCCCGTTCCTCGTGGGCGCCGACCGGTCGCAAGGGCTTCTACACCTGGCACGGCGACCTCACCGCGACGATCGACAACGTTGCTCGCACAAGCTCGACCGCGACCGTGGACACCACAGCAGCCCACAACTTCGAGCCTGGCGACACCGTCGTTGTCTCTGGTCTGACCACCACGGCGCTCAACGGGACGTACACAATTGCCACAACGCCGGCGACCGACCAGTTCACCTACACCACCACGACGAGCGGCAACATCTCGTCGACGGCGGACTCCGGTACGGCATTCGTCGAGGCCAACAGCCGCGACGTTGAGGACTTCCTCTCGCAGGGCTCGACCACGGCGTACAACACTCCTGGTAACATCAACTACAACGAGGACGAGGACATCGACTTCATCATCGCATCGACTGAAGATCCGACATCCTGACAACCTAGTAGCCAGTTTGTGGGCGGCGCATCTATTGTATAGAATACATACAGGTGCGCCGCTCACGGCTATTTAGATCGCGAAACGAGAGATAGATGTCTAATCTGTGGATTACTCCTGAGGAGCTCGGTGAGTACGTCGAGACCGAGTTCGCCTATGAGGCCGCAAAGTCTGCCTCAAACATTCTTTGGGCACTTTCCGGCAGAAAGTACAGCGGAGTCACGACGGTAACCGAGCGCTATGTCTGCGCTACCCTCTCGTACCGCTACGGCCCGTCGGTTCGGAACAACAAGGCCGAGCTTGTGCTTGGCGACATCTACAACATTCCCTACACCGACATGGACTCCTACACGGCGGTAACAACGGACGGCCTCTCTCCCCAGTCCCGTCTTCGCCTTCGCGGTCGTCCGGTACAAAAGATTCACACGATCCGCAACCGCTCAGGCGCGGTAGTGAACCCCAACAGCTACTACCTCGTCGACCACTCGACGATCCAGGCAACCGCAGGATCGCGCTGGACGCCGTGCGACATCGAGGTGACCTACACGTACGGCATCGAGCCGCCAACCCTCGGCAAGATGGCCGCGCGAAAGCTCGCGATGGAGTTCGCGAAGCTGTGGAACGGTGACGATGACTGCCAGCTTCCACAGCGCGTCACGTCAATCTCCCGGCAGGGCGTGTCCTACACGTTGCTGGACTCGCAGGACTTCATCGACGATATGCGCACCGGTCTCTACGAGATCGACCTCTTTCTTAAGTCGGTCAACCCCGACAAGGCACGCGCACGAGCACGCGTGTTTACTCCCGACGTTCCGCGCGGCCGTCGCTACACGCCGAAGGCGCCCAGGCTGCAGGCAAGCATCCTAGATCTGTCGGTCAAGGCTGGCGGAGAGGGGTCGGTTGACATCGCTCTGCGCGACATCAACGCGGAGTTCCTGACTGAGGAGCTTGGGTGGGAACCCTACGTCATCGTCCGCAACTACGCCGAGTCGGCGTCGGTAACGGTGAATGATTGCACCGAGACATACGACCCAACAGCGACGTTTGGCGAGGTCGTAGGTAAGGAACTTACAGATAACATCGCCACACTCACTCTTGAGGATGCCGAGGGCTTCACAATCGGCGCGGAGATTGAGGTTACGGGCGTCGACGGAACGTTTGACGGCACCTACACGATCTCCAACGTCATTCTCTCGCAGAATAAGATCTCGTACGAGAGGACTGCGTCAAACGTTGTGTTTGCCGCTGACACAGGAAACGTCGCCGCCGACGGAGATGATCGAATCACGATCACACTCACCTACGAAAACGTTCTAACGACGATCGGTAAGGTTGACCCGGGCACGTATGACCTCTACGCGCAGCGCGACAATGGTTCTGAGGTAGAAACCGTGTATATCGGATCTGGAAACCTCAAGGTATCGCTCGTGTCCTCGGTGATCAGCGCATACACGATTGGTGGATAGCGACAAATGGCAATTGTAGACATCAGCAACGTCGACGAGGAAGCTCTCAACGCCATCAGTCTTCTCGATGGCGTTCTTCAGCGCGTCGTCTCGACGTTCAACTCCTACAACGTTCCGCTGCCAAATCGCCAATACTGGACGGTCGGCCAGCAGGCCATTGACTGCGAGCAGCTCGTTGTAACGCTTGTACAGATCTACCTTGGCCCTCCCGGCGATCAGGCGTCGGCTCCAATGCGCTGCAACACCGCCCGCACCGCCGTGATGACGGTGTCGATCTCGAGAGAGATCCCAACCGTTGGGCAGAACGGCCGCCCGCCGACAGCGGACAAGATCGAGGACGCCGCAAAGATCTCGGCGATCGACGCGTACGTCTTGATGCAGTCATTGAATCTACTGGACATGTGGGAGCCTGGCGGCTATGGCGTTGGCGTAATCGCGACGGCTGACATTCCGTCTCCGGAGGGTGGGTTCCAGACGGTCAATATGCAGCTTACGATGGCGATCCCATGAGCTTCGACATTCAGTTCTCAAACTTCGTAGCCTACCCAGCGGGTATGGACTACGCGCTGAAAAACCCGGGCGGCACGCTCGGTCGTCACCTAAAGGCGAGGGCGGTACGCGTGCAAAGCGCCGCTATTCTCCAGGCCGGGATGAGAACCGGACAGCTCCGCTCGTCTATTCGCGTCGATCACGAGCGAGCAACGTATGGGCAGAAGGTAACCGTCGGCGCGTACGTTCCGCATGCCTATATTCACCACGAGGGCACGCGACCGCACCTGATTACCCGCGGCGGCGGCGAGGTCATGAGATTCACGCGCGGAACACGCGTGGTCTACTCACGTGCGGTTATGCACCCTGGAACGAGGCCGAACAGATACCTCTCAGACAACATGTGGTTGATGCTTACTTAGAGCCACTATCTTCACTTTTCGTGTTATGATCAGAGACGCAAGCGACAGACGACACCGTTCGTAAGATATTAGGAGATT